ATCATATTGAGGTGGCATTACTCTTTCGCCATTTAGTAATGTTGGAGATGTTTCTCCACTTACTCTATTGATAGTTACATATCCATGCAATCCTGGAATAACTTGTACACCTAGTTTTCCAGTTTGTTGTGGAGTAGCTTGCATTTGCGGTACATCATAACCGAGTTTTTGTAATGCAGAAGAACCTTCTTGTGGTGGAATTGTTCCATTTTGAACACCTTCAAATATCGCTTTTGCAAGCATCTGATTCTTTAAAAAAGATTGCTGTTGCTGGAATTGAACTTGTTGATTCAACATTTGCGTATTTTGAGGATTTAATCCAGCTATACCCCTTAAAAAACTTTCAAAAGCCATTACAAACCTCCTGACAAAAATCCGCCAGTGAAATTAGCTAGATTCTGAACGCCTTGCCGACCAGCCTGATCTTGAGCCAATTGAGCACGTTGCTGTAATCCGAGAAGCGCATTAATTGTATTTGTCGATAGTCCAAGTCCAGACAATTCCTGAGCAAATCGTTGTTGTCCAAGTCCACTAATAGCATTAAGCGCGTTCATATATTGTGCGTTCTGATTTTGTTGTGCGCCTGTTAATGCCGCTCCAGCACCTAATATCTGTCCTTGTATTCCTGCTTGTTGGCCTAATATTCCTGTTTGTGCATTTAATGCTTCTTGTAATGCTTGCGCTTGTGCATCGCCTATAGCGCGATTACCCTGGAAAGCAAGATTAGCCATATCTTGATTCCCAAATGTTCCAAAAACGCCACGGCGATTTAGACTTCTTTGAAGTTGTCCTTGTTGTTGCGCAAGGGCTTGACGTAATGGATCAACTCTAGCTTGAATAAAAGCATTTCGATTTCCTGTAAGCTGAGAAGCGATATCACCAAGATTTGAGCTTATTCCACGAAGTCCAGCAGTACTAAAACGATTTGTAATATCAGGCTGTAGACCTGGCAAAAGATTCGTATAGCCTGTTAATGCCTGATTCTGGATATCACGTATAGTTGGATCTAGCGATAAATTGCCACCCTGTAAGGTGGAATATGCTGTTCCATAAAGTCTATTTAAATCAACAGGAGATACATTTGTTCCACCAAATAGAGAAGTTGCTGTATTACCTAATCCGCTAATTATATTGCTCATTTTGCTCTGCCGTGTGTATAGTAAATGTATCTATCGCCCCTAATATCACCTTTTGGAATTTTAGTGGCGAATCTCAAAACACCGTATTCTGTGATATGATCGAATAGATTCTTAGAATCTTTCTGGCTATATACATTAACTATTCCAATGGTTTTGTCGTATCTCATCATTTGCAAAAATGCGACTATACCTTTAAGAATGTTGCGTGACGAAGCCCATTTGAATGCTTCAAAATGTGGCTCTAATTCCCATCCGTTATAAACGGCTAACATAAGTCCAATAGGACCATATTCATTTTTAAAACGTGGATTTTTATCTTCAATAATCCAGCCTAAATTATATCCCGCTGATAAAGTTATCATTAAATCAGCAAAATCTTTTTGTTTAAGCCCTTCTTCAATTCGTCCATTAAATGAGCCTAATTTATAAGCAGCCCATAATATAGCCAAATCTTTACCATATTGATCCCCATTTAATAACTCTACTGGTCTGATATGAGGACGGTTGACTCGAAATAATCGGTCTCGTTTTTCTTTCATAGGTCTATAAAATCAATATTGAAATCCACTGTAGTTGATACATAAGTGATTAATTTAAAACCATAATCACGACCTCCAGGAGAAAATCCTTGAGTAGATACTAATCCTGAATATTTAAAACCCTGACCAAAATAAATAGTGCCGCCAAAATAATATGTCCCGCCAAAATACACTCCTGTATCAGATGCTGTTCCCTGTAAATCAATAGAGACATTTGATGAAGAAAGACTATTATTCCAGTCAAATTCAAGATAAAGCTGTACATTACCATTTCTACGATATTGCACACGTCCTGAAAGTATTTTGCTTGGATCTGCTTCTATAATATTTGTAGTTCTTGATAATTCTATAGCGGTTGAATTATCACCGCTTCCAGATCCATTCATATCATAGATATTTCCTGTTGAATCTCCGACATAAACTGTATATGTCGTTCCACCTGGAACTCTAAGATATTTTACGGCATTCGTCGAAAATCCAAAGGTAAGATTTGTTGTATAGACTGACCACGGAGAGAATGGAAACTGAGGATTATCAAAAAGTACTTTAAAGAAGACGAGTACTTTAGATCCAGTAAAAAACAGAACTTTCTGATTTTTCTGGTCATAACAGGTAATCGCGCCTGTCATATCCTGTACAGTTGTAGATATCCATCTGGATACGTCGTCAACTGGATTATCACCGGAAGTAGCAACAGCAGATAGAAGCTCAATATTTCCGCCATTGCGCATAAACATTACATCATTTCCAATGTTTACTATAGACTCATTACCTGCACAACAAGATTGAGGATAGAATTCATCCCATTGATAATTTGTTGAATCCCATCCTGTTAAAACGAATAAACGACCCTCTTTTGTACTAATAATAAGCTTTTTGTTAAATAATGCAACACCGTTAATTGGTTTTAAGTCAGGAGTAAGCATATAAAATGCTTCATTACCTGTAGTAAAACTGGTATCTTGCGCTTTTAATGTTGTATCAAATGATTCCGAATTATCGACTAATGAGGCTACCATTAAATGCGGCGTATCATTAGTTGCTGTAACATTAAATAACCATAATCTGTTGTCATGTACAACAGCATATTTAGCGTATAAATCTACATCTTTTGCTACTGTAATTGTGCCTGTTGCGGGAGTTGCTGGACTTCCTGAGACAGTATAAGTAAATGTAGTTGTTGATGGAACGGTAAGAATTTCAATTTCACCATTGTACGCTGTCTCATTCGCACCTGCTATATTGACCAAATCACCAGCATTATATCCATGAACACCTGATGTTGTAACAGTTGCGGTTGAACCTGAGCGGGTAATAGAAGAAACTGACTGAGTGCTTCCAGAATTCAAACCTGTTTTAAGTCTAGTACAGCTAGTTCCATCCCATTTCAACATGGGTGTTAATTTTGCAACATCTGAGATGATTAAATAATCATCAAGATTCCAGACGCAATCGCGAAATAAAGATCCTGTCGTAATGCTATTAGTTCTTTCCGATGTGAATGTTGATGAACCATTCCATTTATAAATTGTTGGTGTTATTCCATCATCATCAAAAACAAGCGTTGTTTCAGTGTTATCTTTTTTAATTAATTGCATGATTCCTGATATGGAACCACCAAGCGTAGAAGTACCTTTTAAATCTAAAGATGGGCGACGTGTTAAATCCTTTTTATTCTTTCCTAATTCAAAATTATAACCAGCCTGACATTCCTGTAGTTGAGCGTCCTGATTTTCATTCAGGCCACCTTCAAACGTAATCCTCATAGGTATACATATCCATAACTATTGGAAGGTTTACGAATTCTTATTAAATTCATAAGAGACGCTTTATTTTTTTTATAGATTGGATCATCATCCATATTTCCGGGTGGAGTTCCTGCATTGATATATAGAAAATAACGCGATGCCATAGCGAGAAAAGTATACGCTTCCTGCGTTGTATGAAATGGTAATGTATCTGCTTCGGAAGTTACAAAAACGGATTTCTGATATCGGAATCTAGCTACCGTGCCATTTTTACTACTATCTGGTAATTGATATAGCCCTATTTGTTTTGTCGTCGTCTTTACTTCATAAAAATAAATAGGATTACCTGATTGTGAGCGATAATCAAGAACTTCTCTTGAGAGTGCTTCTTCCCCTCCAGGATACATCGTGACAAAAATATTAGCAGAATTGCTACTTCCATCTAATTCGAGAAGAAATGGTTCCTGATCGGCAAATCGAATAAAATCATTAGGTAGAGTATAAACTCGCTGACTTGTAACATAAGTAATTGTTCCATCCGTAATTTCATAGGGAATAATATTATCTGCTACTAAATCAGTGAGTGTATCCTGAATGGAAATCTGCGCCATTTGAGAATGAGCTTTATGCTGTGTTACCGTGAAAGAGGTTAAATCTGCATCATCACCAGCTAATATAGTATTAGATCGAAGGACGCGATTAACACCATCTAAAAATGTCGTCATGATCCATATTTCCTAACTAACCCATTAATAATTGATTGCATGACTTCTTTAGGTTCACGAAGCGCATGTGTCGTATTACCACGTAAATTCTTCACCGTATAACTGAATTGTTTAGGTTCATGATCGGGTGAAAATATGTTTACTATGACTCTCGCATCATCACTGGAAACAACAGCACGTTCCGGTTTTTTGATTGGAGGTCTGCCACGTTGTGCCATAAATACTCCTAAAAAAAGGGAGAGCCGAAGCCCTCCCTATACGATTAAGCCAGACTTGAAGCAGCCGTACGCAAACGAGTCAACCACAAAGGATTGAGCACTTTACCTGCGAAAAAGGCTTTCCATGTTAGACTACCAAATTCATTAAATGGATCTGCAACGCCAGAAGTACCTGGTGCATGATAAATGAGCTGTACAGCAGGAACTCGATCATACATCTGATAGATTTCCTTAGCGTGCATTTCACCCAGACCCACAGAACCAATAGCTTCCATGCCATAGATAATCGTATCATATACGTCATGCTGAGTTGTAGATGAACCACGAAGACCTGTAGCCGTAGCAGTACCCAAATTAGCCGTAACATTGGCGATTTCAGAAGTACAGAAACGTACACCTGCTAATGCGCCAAATTCACCGGGAAATGTCTGAGTATAACCACCATAAGCCTCAACAGCTGTAAATCCAGTCAGACCACGAATATCTTCCTCAACGTCAGGATGACAGATACCGAAATAAGATTGACGAATAGGTGCAGTTCCGATGTTTTGAGAACCAAAGCCAATCGGAAATAACTTCATTGCGCTATTACGGTTCAACTGGTTGACACAATATTTAATGTCATTGACCGAAATAGACGTTTTAATAGAAGTCGTAGTCGTAACAGCACCTGCAAGACGTACGCCAGTCGTAGTTGTGCCACCAAGAATAGCGGTTTGCATCAAGCTATTCAGAGACTCACCTGCATTTGCCCCTAGCGTATCCATGAAACGGGCGGCCCGTGCATTGACCTGTACTAAGTCAACTTCCTCTGTAAGAGTAATTGCATTACCGTATTTTGCCATCGCAGCAGTCACACGAGTAACACTCGGATTTACAGAAGAACGGCCGTTAAAGAATGTTGCATTGCCGGTTGGTTCAGCAAGCGCAGTAGTAGCAGTTGCAAGATTCTCGATACGTTCCCATTCAACACTATAAGCACCGCCATTCTTTCTCAGGTCTCCCGGAAGCGTGCCATTGAAATAAGGCAGATTTTTACGAGCCGCTTTCAGCAACCCCTCCATCAACACATAGTTGACTGGTGCGGTTACATTAGTGGCTAAGTTAGTAATTAAAGCAGCCATTTATATTCTCCTTTAGCCGCCGTTTTTCAGAGCTGCCCACATCTGATCTTTTTCAGATTCTGAAGCAGTTGCCCATTTATCTTGAAATGGGTCTTCTGAAACCGTTTCGGCTGATTGTTTAAATTGAGACATGGCGCGTTGATTCTCAGCTAATTGTGGATCTGACCTAACGAGAAATTTATCTTTTATTTCAGTTGTTAGCGCAGACAAAGCCTTATTTAAAGCAGCAGGCTTTGAATTGCGATTCTCCCAGATTTTTGCAAATCCATGATTTTCCCTAGCAACTTTTTCCAGATACAATTCCACCATTAATGGATCAACTCCATCAATCTTAGAACTGATTTGATCAACCGCCTTTTTGATATCCGCCTCAACTTGTCTTGAAGCCTCTCGCTGCTCATATTGATTCAGTTTTTGGCTTAAAGACTGTAATTCGGATTGGAGAGCAGTTTGACCCTGATTTACCTGTGCAAAATAATTATTCAGTTGTTGTTCATTAAACGGATCTATTTGTGGCTGATACGTTTGTTGATACGACTGTTGATTATTTTGTGGCTGGGTATACTGCTGTGATTGTGCAGGCTGCCGCTCTGCGGGCGAGTCAAAATTAAACTCGTTTATTACATCCTCAAGGGAAGGCGTTGCTTCCATAGATGTATTTACTACTTCCGGTGATTCACTCGGGGTGTTTTCTTCATTCATAACTTAACTCCTAGTATTGTACAGGCTAAAAGATACCCTTTCAGCATAGCTGATTGGGCTTTCCAGTCTTCAGTATTGTCTTTCGATGGATCGTGTTGTGGTATAATTGGTTTTTTTTCTTCTAATTCTTTTACAATATATTGTTGAAAGAATTCATCACTGAGCAGTCGTAATTGATACTCTTTTCTGTGCATTCATCACTTCCTGTAGGAGTCGTATGGTTTCTTGCATTCTTACGATTCTGGTTTGGAGTTGTTCCTTTTCCAGATCATTTTGCTGATTTTCAAGGCCATGCTGTTGTTGCATTAACGTATTATTATCTAATTCCTGTTGCATTTGTTTAATAACATCTTGCAATTGTTGAATCTGTTGTTGACTCATTTGTAATTGTTGATTCATCATTTGTTCTTGCTGTGGAGGAACAAGATATTTTTCAGGATTCTTATTGCCTGCATCATAGTAAGAATCTTTTATTAATTCATCGTAATTTAATTTATCCGCAGTAGCAGGAATGGAAGCCCAGAATTGAGTCACCTGCATTGTTTTTACTTGACGCTGTTCTTCTTGCAAAACACTCTTTGACCCAACAATATCAAATTGAACATCTTTTGGTAAATCTGATGCGCTATATATTTCAAAATCAGGAGCATCTATTTCTGGATTATAAAACTTATAATCTTTTAATTTTAATTTGTTTAATTCATGTTGCATATATAGAAATGGAAGGATTCCCTGCAATTCATGTTTATCAACAAAATTAATCGTACGTAATTGTGCGCCTTGTCGCGTTCTTTCAACTTCTGTGGCGGTTTGTTCAGTAGAAGCCGTCATACCAGAGCGAATTGCATCTACAGCGGTTCCTTTTTGTAGCTCTACCATAAAGAACTGCGCACCATTTAATGCTGAAACCGGATCGCCTATTTTCATCTCTGTCCAGGAATTAGATGTTTTACGAGGATTTTTTGCTCCTGGTGACGTATCAGGACCACCCATTGCCACTAAATCAGCATCATTTCCGTCATAATCTATTGGCGGATCTACCCATCTATCAGTCGCATCTATAAAATTATTGGCTAATGTCGAAGCGATTTTCTGTGTCGGAGACATTTTGACAAGCGGACTAATAAAATATGGGTCTCTTACATCTAATCGCTCATATCCATTATAGATAATTCTTGGATAAGGCATGTTATTAGCTTCGTAATACACGATACGGTCTTCAACAGCATAAAAAATACTATTAGGATAGTAGATATCGCCATCACCACGAGGAATAGAAACGTCCCCATAATATTTAATGATACAGACATCTTCATCATCCTTTTTCTTGACTTTGTCAATGTCAAACCATCCTGGACCCGATATTTTCTTGAAATCACGGTATTTCATTTCTGTTTCAATGATCATTGAACCAGAATAAAACATATTTCCAAGAAAATTAGATTCTGGGTAACATTTCCACATAGAATGCGGAACCCATGTCGGAGCAGATATTCCCTGAACCTTATCACCTGCTACTTTTAACATGGAATCAAATTTTACTTCTGCAACATAGCCACCATGATGGAGTGATTCTTTAACGGACAAATCTACCCTTGATTTCATTCCAAAATCAAGATGCTGTTGTGCCATTAATGCGCGCAAAGCGCCATTTGTACGTTTACGTGTTACTGGATCGACAATCAAATTTCCTGAATCATCCATTTGACCGTCAATTTTTGCGTGGGGATCAAACCAGGAACGGTTTTGCGGGAAAGTTGTATTACGAATATCCGCAGTAAGAATCTCACTTGCGCGTGATAACTCACCAAGTTCAATTGCAGAACGCCAGTTAGAAGCACCTGGATCGCGTGGTCGCCTCTGCATGGATTCCATATAGACTTGACGATCTACTTCTTTCCATATCTTTTCATGCTTTGCGCGATATGGATTCGCTTTTCGTTCTTTAAGTTCCTGATTGATAAAAGTTGCGACGAACTTTTTATCTTTTTCAGTAATTCGTCTGTTCTTTACCAATTTTTTAACCCTACAAAGTTAGATTGACGTTTTCTGATAACAGGTTTTGTTCGTGCAAAACGCAATGACATATCGGCATAACGTGTTGCATCCATTAAATCATCACGAATTTCAACACGTTTTCCATCTTTACGATGATATTGGCGTTTTTCTTCAAACCATTCAGATAAATTAGAGAATACTTTAAAAGTTCCTGATTCCATTCTATTGTAAATATCGGCAATACCAACTTCCACACCATTCCCGCCTTGCCCTTCCTGTTGACCAGGTGCGGGTGGATTAGAGAATTTATCCGGCCACATATTCATACCTTCTGTCCGGTATAAATCAGCCAAAGGCACGCCAGAACGCGAATCACGTTTTAATCCATCGTGCGGCCAGATAACAGGTATCCAATTCCCGCGTTTATTTACAGCGGAAACATGCGTAGGAATCGTCTGACCTGATTCTCTATATACATCATAAACATACACGGTATCAGTATCCCGATCATGCGCTAACCATGCGGCTGCAAATGGATGATCAATACCAAAATCAACGCCACAGATACGTGACCAATGATCTGGAATATTAAAAGGATCAACCATAATATGTTCGTCATTTACGGGATATATCAAACCAGACCCCATTAATGGAATGCCTTTAGACCGCATTGCGCGTTCATGCGGTGGAAATTTTGAAAGTTCTTTTTCTCGTCTTTCAGGCGTCATATGTGGCGCATCATCCCATGTCGCTCTAATAACGGCTTGATAAGGCAGCATATGATTTAATAGTTGATCGACTACTTCTGTTACACCGCTTTCTGGTGTAAAAGTCGAATATATTGTTTTTTTCTTTCTAGATATTTGCGCACGTTTTAACTGAGACATAATATCTTGTGGCGGTTCTTCATCCGGCCAGATTACGTCAGCTCTGATACCCATCATAGCTTTCGCATCTTGCTCATAAGCCATCATCCAGATGCTCGATCTTTTACCTGATATATGCTGTACAGTAATAGAAGATACAGCATTTGGCACACCCGCTTTTCGGGTGACTTTTACTATTTTATCTTTAGGGATTGAACCCGTTCCCCATGATTGAGGTTGTTCAAGCGGGTTCCCCAATAATTCATTCTGAATAATCTTCATGACAGAATCATTTGTCTGTCCGATGCAAAGAATAACAGGCGCGTATTCAAATCTTATACCTTCCCACCAATCTGGATAAATACCAGTTGCATGGTAAGCAGTTTCCATTCCGGCAGAAAGTGTTTTACCAATCTGGTTTGCGCAGATTAATGCGCGTTCTTCAGCTATCGCATCATTAACAGCCTGTTTTATCGTTTCTTTATATTTTCCAGACTCGTAAACATTTCCAGCTCTTGCATTATGAAATGCTAGTTGGAAATCATAAGGCTGATAATATTCAAGTTTGTGTTCTTCTTTATACTTTTCCAGGTCTTCAAGAGTCTGGATAAGTTCTAATACCAGAGTAGTTTCACCCATCCGTCACTCACTTGATGTGGTTTTGGTTCACCGTGAAAAACAACAATCTTGCCAAGATAATCGCTATTTCGATATGAAGAGCAATATTCTTTCGGCCAAAGACTGGCTTTTGCGTTTAAAGTAATCCAGTGTTGATCGCCACATGTTGACGTCTCCTGTGCTTTGACTGGATCTTTAATATACTCGTCCCAGACTTGATGCCTTGAGCCGGTGTTCAATTGAAATACCGATGAATTATACATCGGTAATAACCAATCTTTAATAATGGTGAAATCATCATTCGTGATAAAACAATCTATTTCATCGCGAATAACGATATCTAAATCTAAGAAAAGAATTTTGCCTTTTAATCCGAAAGGTTTTTTTTGAAAAATTTGTAACTTCGCCCACCAACCTTCCAGCTCGGTATCGAATGTAGAACAATTTACACCTGTTGGATCATCGGTAATGCAGTAAAATTTATGCGAAATGTTCAGTCTTCGTGAGACCATGTTTTGCAAGATGTTGACATATTCCGGGCCATATTTTGTCCCTGTCTTAACGCATAGTACGCTCAACATGCCATTTATTTCCTTCTTCACGTCTTATCTTCGTACTCACCCATAATGGATGGTCTTCATAATCATGATAATTGACTGTTTTCAATCCCCATTCTTTAGCCAGTTCCTGTTTTCGCTGTGCAGTCGTACAGAAAAACTCGCCATAGGGCAGTAAGAAATCGCGTTGCATTGCTTCAGCTTTGGAAAAATCAATATCATGACCGCCTGGACTATAACACCGATTCTGTGAAGCATAGATTTCTTCTAACGGTCGATATACAAAAATGACGTTAGATTTAAAATGAGGGGCTAAATGAAAAAGCCCCGGCGCATGGAGGACGCGCCCTTTTTTTATATGGTCAATAAACATTTGTTCATTTTCCCATCCAAAATCCTTTTCTTTGACCAGTTTATAGCCCATTGACCAGTTTATAGCCCATATCATGCGCAAGGATTCGGGCAATAATGGACGTTCCGCTACGGTGCGGACCTGTCACAATAACAAAATTCATAACTTATTAATGTAGATACCGTCTGGCATGATAAAGTCAGCGTCTACTAACTTTCTAAAACGGCCATACCAGTTTCGGTTCGGTCGTTCACGTCCAATATACAGTTTCTCGATTTTATAACCATTGAGATCGGCAAAATCTCGATAGAAATTTTCAGTGGGATAATAATTCCCATGCCAGCTCCAATCGCCGGGATAGGGAGTAACACAGACCAGGATACCGTCTACTTTCAATAAATGGTGGATATTGGCCCAGACTGCGGTTTGATCGGAAACGTGTTCAGTTGTCCCGATATTGGTAATCATATCAAATACAGGCAGGTCAATAGGTTCCCGTAAATCCAGTTTCAGCGCCCCATTTTCACCATTCCAGTCTATTGAAATATGGTCAATGCCTTCCTGGACAAAATAATCCTTATAGACGCCTTTGCCGTTACATTTATTCCCCAACTCCAGCATCCGTGTACCGTGCAGGGGGAAAACAATCTCCTGTTCGTCTTCAGGTAACGGACATGATAACGTCACGATGAATCCTTTGTACGACTTTATAGCCAAATTGTTCTAAATACTTTTCGACATCCCCGAGCTTAATTCCATAATTCAGAGGTAAAACCTTGTCTTCAAAGACAATGACAGGATGGAATTCTTTGATTGTATATTGCGCGCCTTCCAAGGCAAATTTCTCAAATCCTTCAATATCCAGATAGATAAGATCGCAATAGGGCAAACACAGATCGTCTATCATAAAGGATGGAATCGCACCCTGTCCGGTAATCTGGTAAGCTCCACAATTATGTAATTCATGGGCAGCGGTGACACCCACCGCTATCATAGAATTTGAGTTTCCTAATCCCCCCTGAATTTTAACCACATTATGGTCAGGGACATTTCGACATAAACAATTGAAGTTTTCCGGGTCAGGCTCAAAGGTATAGACTGTCTCGAAGTGCTGACTCAGTATTTTTGGCCAGACGCCGAAGTTTCCTCCAGCCTGAACGCACACATGCGCTTCTTTAACGTATTTCAAGACCTCCGGTATATCTTGAGACTGTCTTAAAATAGCGGGATGACAATCAATGTCATGGCTTGGTACATACCAGCCGTCTACGATTTTCATATTTCCAGTTCTCTAGACTTGGATAGACTTTAGCGGACGGATGAAACAGCATCTTATGTCCACGGTTGAATTGTTCACTAAATCGCCAGTTCAGTGCATTGTTGGTGAAGGGTTCAAAACCACCATGGTTAAGCCCTGTTTTATCCATAATGACATCAACAGGTACTCCAAGAGATCCAGCGAAATGGACAACGGACGTAGGGGCAGAGATAAGTCGCTCACATCCAGCAAGCAAGCTGAAGACCTCGTAAATGTCGTTTCTAAGGTCAAAAGATGGTATAGGAAAATCTCCGATCTCGTCATATTGGACGCTAACGTCCGCGCATATTCCATCAGGATTGAATCCACCTTGCCTCCCTCGCCATGAAATTGCGGTTTTATAGTCGTATTTTGGGTTTACTTTGATCCATGGTGTGCGGGGGAAATCTGTCGGTTTTCGTAGAAACAGCGGGAAGACATCTCCCCAGAACATTTGGGCATCAAATTCTCCCTGGGTCCAGTCGTCAAAGAGGTCTTTTCGTCCGATAAATTCAATATCGGGAAAAGATTCTGAGAAGACTTGTTGCAATCGTGGTTCACAATCAACTGTAATGGATTCAACATTTTCAATCCTTTCTAGTAGGGCAGAATATAAAACCTCATCCCCTAGCCCCTGTTCTCCTATAATCAACAGGTTCTTTACATGAGATTTTTTGTCCCACATCGGGTATTTGAAAGGCACAATTCCATTTCTCGGATTTCGGTATCCCCAGCCTTTCCAGTCCAGATATCCAAGATGAAGTCGGGCATTACACAGTCGCCATTGCCACTCAGAATCCAGGGTAGACATTAAGGCGTCTTCCCAACCTGCCTTTTTAGCATCCTTCTTGATCTTGTTACGCAGGCGCTGTTTCTTAGTGGGGGAATCTTCCGAACCTTGTTCGTAAATCAGACAAAGGGCATCAGCAAGACTCATTTTATTCTAAAATACTCCATTAATCCCTGTTCGCTCATTTCTTTTTCTTCTTCTTGAGTGGTTTGCCGGTGGCGTAGGACTGTCCGGTAGAAGCCTGACAGACAGCGTAGGGATTCACCTTACTGCCCTTGACGTCTTTGACGCATCTAGCGACTCGGGTTCCTTTAGGCATCACTGTTTCCTCTTGGGGTTGGGCATTCCCATCTCTTTATAAATCTGGTCCAGCCGTTTCATCTGAGCATCCTGAGCTTGTTTCAATTGGTTACCCGCTTTATTCGCCATACCCGTTCCCAGCATAGAAGGGTCAGGTTTCTTGGGTTTGTCTGCCATGTTGTGTCTCCTGTGGATAACTTTCCTGTTTCTTGGATACTTACCCGTGATTTCTGATACTTTTCACATGTAAGTCGTTGATATTTCCATGTTGGTTAAAGTATGACCAACGTTATTTTATCCCCAAAATAGGAGAGTGGATATAGGTCTGTATCTATATGCCTAAGGGGGGTAATAGCCTCCAGACTACCAATATCAATCACTTACCTACTCTACCAGGCTTCATCCTGAAGCATCACCATCCTGCTCTGACCATCCTTGTGCGCCATCATGGCTTTACATATCAATAGCTTAGGGATAGTGGCTATTTAACATAATGCTATATAGTGCGCAATGTACTATTCTGGAATTCTGGGAGTGAGAAGGTGAGTGAATTGGACTAGATATTCCAGTTATTCCAGTTATTTTAATTATTCCAGTTATTCTCTGTATTTTAACTATTCTAAGCTGTCTATCATGTAGATAAGTAATCTAAGTAGTAAAGCAATAGTGA